TACCAACTAGTTAATAGATAATACGTAAGTATTTTGAGAAGGGGCGGTGTTTTACATCGCCCCTTTTTTTATGTATAATATAAAAACCTAGATTAAATTATTATGTCGACTGGCTAGGCAGACGGTATAGAGACGACATAATGAAAACGGCTATACACACAGGAGGAAATTATGGCTAATACAACATTTACGGGTCCAGTAAAATCTCTTAACGGTTTTTTAAGTTCGGGTCCTAATATGGCACAAGCAATAACAGGCACTGTATCTGATAGTGCTAGTGATATAAATAAATACCAAGGTAAAGTATTAACAATTACTGATGCTAATACTGTTTTTAATCTACCGGCAATTGTAGGCACAGCTGATTCTGTTTCATCAGGACCAGGGGGTGACCCAAATTCTGCCAACAATATTGGAATTATGTATGAGTTTATCATGATTGAAAACCTTACAGGTTCAAATACTGTTGTAATAAATGCAGGAACTGCAGCAGGTCATGCATCTGCTGATGTATTTAGAGGAATGGCAATTTACAATAACACAGCCACAGATCCAGGAGCAGTAACAGCATTTAATGGAAGTGCAACAGATACTTTAACATTAACTGCAACCACAAAAGGTGGACTTATGGGAGCTCAAATTCAATGTAGAGCAATCTCTGCTTTGAACTGGCAAATAAGTGCACAATTGATTGGTAATGGAACATTTGCTAATCCTTGGAGCTAATAAATAACTAGTGGCTCCTTCGGGAGCCACAAACAAAGGAGAATATTATGTCAGGTGGCGGATCATTTACAAGTGACCAGGGTAGTAGCAGGATAGCTACAACAGGACAATTTCAAACAGTCTCTGGAGGAAGCACTGAACTTACTAACTGTCGTGTAACTTATATACAAGCTAAAGGTTCTGGAGCTTTTGCAACTGATGCTTCTGTTATTTTAAGAGATGGTGGAGCAACAGGTCCTATTAAATTTGAAGGGCATTTTAAACAAGAAGGTTTAGACATTTTTGTTCCAGGAAGTGGCATTAGGTTTAAAACTAATGTGCACGCTACTTTAAGTAACACAGGATCTTGTACAATATTATACACGTAATAATTTTACGTGTATAATAAAACTTAGTAGGAGTTACATGTCAAACTTTAAAAAAATAGTTGGTGATGTTGAATTGGCACCATATCTTAAAAAAGAGACCACACAAGTTAGTAAAACTAAAATTGATGATAAAGGTATAGGTCTAGATATATATTCAAAATTTGGAACTATTGGTTTGAGTGCTGGTAAACAAACACAAGATTCAGGAAGTCAAAAAGTTAAAACAAAATCAAAAGGTATTACATACGGTAAAAATATTAAACTTGGCAAAAATAGTAGTTTAACTATTGAGGGTAATATTGGTAAGTCTAAAAATCAATATCAAGATACCACAACAAAAGGTGGTAAGATAACATTTAAAAAAAAATTTAGAAGAGGTGGTGATGTAATGCCAGCTCGTAATAAAAAAAATTTTAGACCTACTGAAAAAGGTGCAGGAATGACAGCAGCAGGTGTTGCTGCTTACAGAAGAGCAAATCCAGGTTCTAAATTAAAAACAGCAGTTACAGGTAAAGTTAAAAAAGGATCTAAAGCTGCAAAACGTAGAAAAAGTTATTGTGCAAGATCTTTAGGTCAACTTAAAAGAGCATCTGCTAAGACAAGAAATGATCCTAATTCTAGAATAAGACAAGCAAGGAGAAGATGGAAATGTTAAAAAAAATAAAAGAATTTTTAAGAAGATTAATATTTTGGACTAGGTAATTTATGAGGTATGCCAATATGGACTATAGATTTACCGCAATATTGATATTATTATTGGTTCTATTAACTATTTTTGGAGGTCCTAGTGTCCAATAAGCCACTCAACATCGGAGAAGAGGCAAGGGTGCAGATGCCGATGAAGACGGTAGCTAGCCTGATCGTGCTCGTAGCAATGGGCGTGTTCGCTTATACGGAGCTAACTGCGAGGTTGGTATCGTTAGAGACATCACGTGAGTTGTTTGAAAATGATTTATTAAAAAAATCTGAACAGGTCCCAACCGATCAAGAACAACATTTTTTAATCGAAGATCTTTATAAATCTGTAGAGACAATTGAAACAAGAATAGAAGATATGATGCATAACAAAGTTAATATATCATTTATACAAAAACAAACTGAAAAATTATTAATTGATGTAGAAGAACTAAAAGATAAAGTAAGAGCAAATGGTAACGGAGGGCACTAATGTTAGGTTTGTTTTTTATAGGTATTTTTGTTACAATTATTGTCTTATCAATTTTAATATCTGTGAGAAAATATGACTGAGGTTGTAATAGCTTTACTTATGCTTGTACACGGAGAGATAAAGGAGGCACGTATCCAAGCTTCAATGTCTGCATGCCTCAAAGGGGCACGTGAAGCTAGACGTGAAGCTAAATCACACATAAAGTATCAGTGTATTAAAAATAAAGCTGAATTAGAATTAAACATAGATGGAAGCAAAAGTATTAAGAAGCTCATACTAGATTAATGGCCTATTTAAATGCTAACATACCACCAATTTATTGTAAAATAAGAAAGGAATATCTTTATGACATGGATGAAAATTATAAAGGACAAAGTAGTGATTGTGTTATCTTTGGTCTTAGCTCTATTTCAGGCAGGGCTCTCTTATTTAATATCATGTTACCAAATGGTGCGTGCTATTGGAGATTGCCTATCTCAGCGTTTTTCCAAAAACAATTTTCAAGAAATCAAGTGCCCGATATGCACACATACGAGCTTGAATTGTGGAATTGTTTCAGTTATTGGCCTAGTGTTCATTGCTTTGATTGGTTGGATGGTTTAAACGGTAAATTTTTAGGTTTAGATAAAAAATTTTATCATGGTAAATATTTATTCACCGTTGATTGGGCACATCCAGAAACTAATATATTGGATACAGAACATTCTGAAATACCTCAAGAACATAAGTGTGCACATATTTTGGCTCTTAATAATGGTAATTTTGCAGCTCAGCCTAATAACCGCCTTTTGTGGCATGTTAATAGTTACACTGTTGATAACAGTTGGCCAGACTATAAAGTTCAAACTACTTATTGGGATGCAGAAGATAATGAAATGGTAACAGAAGATACAGATAATATGTTTTATAATATGGAGAATAAAAATGCAGATAAGTCGTAATTTTAGTTTATCAGAATTAATTAAATCAGACACGGCTATTAGATTAGGTATAGACAATAATCCTAATGCAGATCAAATAGAAAAATTAAAAGGTTTGTGTGAAAATATATTACAACCAGTACGTGACCACTTTGGAAGAGTTACTGTTACTAGTTGTTTTCGTAGCCCTGAGTTATGTGTAAAAATAGGTAGCAGTTTAAATTCACAACATACTAAAGCTGAGGCTGCGGACTTCGAATGTTTGGGTACGAGTAATGCTGAAGTCTTTGATTGGATTAAAAAGAACCTTCAATATGATCAAATGATTCTTGAATTTTTTACTCCAGGTGAACCAAATTCAGGTTGGATTCATTGTAGCTATGTATCTGATAAACCTAGAAAACAATTGTTGAGAGCATTTAAAGAAGATGGTAAAACAAAATATAAACCTGTAATAGGAGATGCAAAGGACCTATGAGAAAAAAAGATCCAAAAGTAGGAACTGGAAAAAAACCAAAAGGATCAGATAGAAGACTTTATACTGATGAAAATCCAAAAGACACTGTAAAAATAAAATTTGCTACACCAGCAGATGCTAGAACTACAGCTGCAAAAGTAAAAAAGGTAAATAAACCTTTTGCAAGAAAAATACAAATTTTAACTGTCATGGAACAAAGAGCTAAAGTTATGGGTAAATCAGGGGTAGTAAATATTGCAAAAAAAGCCAAAGAATCCATTCGTAGAAGCCGTAAGGTCTAGAACATTTCGTCTAAGAGTGCTATTATCTAAGAAGTTGTACAACCGCAAAAAGGAGAAGTTATACACTCTCAAAGCGGCCGCTAAAAAGGAGGATTGATGGCAAAACAAGGACCATGTTGGGACGGATACGTTCAAAAAGGAATGAAGAAAAAAGGTAATAAGATGGTACCTAACTGTGTTCCTGCAGGTAAGAAAGTAATGAAAGCTGCAATGGGCAGAGCTGCATTCTCTGAAACAACCTCAAAAGCTCCTGGAACAAGAATAAAAGAAGAGCCATATATTGGTTCTTATATGCATTCAGAACTTGCTGGAAAAAAAGTTAACAATAAGTCTTTAGTGAAATACTATGGACCATTATTAAAAGGATTTAAAAATGGCTGATAAAAAAGGATTACAAAAAATAGGATTACAAATACCAAAAATAGTTTTAAAAGCTGCAGGTAATGATCCAAAAAGATTAAAAAAAATTAGAGATTTATTTGGTAAGAAAAAACAACTTAAATTTCCTGGTATGAAAATAGGTGGTGATGCCAAATTAAAAAACAAAGACAGACTTACTGAAAGTGATATTAAAAAAGCTAAAACGATGATTAAAAGTCCAAGAGATAAAGCTTTAGATGTTTCAAAAAAAACAATGGCTATTTTAAAAGGAGCAAGAGACTTTTATTCTGCATATAAAAGAGATGAAGCAAAAGTTCAAAAGAAAATGGGTGGTGGTGTTGCTAAAACTGCAGGAGCACAATCAGCTTTGGGTAGATTAGAAAAATCTGGAATGAAGATGAACAAAGGTGGTGATGCAAAAATTAAAAAAGTAATATCAGGTTTACACAAAGCATCAGCTTTACATAAGGGACAGGCAAAATCTTTAGAGTCTGTTGTTAAAAAATCTACTGGCGGTATGGCTGATTATTATAAGGATATTATTTAATGGCAACATCAGGAACTACAGCTTTTAATTTAAATATTGATGATATCATACAAGAAGGATATCAAAGATGTGGGGTAAGAACTAATTCTGGTTATGATTTAAGATCAGCAAGAACGAGTTTGAATTTATTATTTGCAGAGTGGGGTAATAGAGGTATTCATCTTTGGAAAGTAGAACTTGATGAAAAAACATTAGTTGCTGGCACAGCGACATATACAGTTGCAACAGACGTAAGTGACGTATTAGAAGCTTTTATATCTA